CTATGATACCCCCTATGATACAAGAAGAAGAAGAAGAAGAAGAAGAAGAGAAAGAACAAATAACAAACAACAAAGTTGTTGATGAAATTTTGATTTCTTTAAAAGATTTATTTGATGAAAAGTATTTAACAAGTGATAAAACAAAAGTAATGTTTGATAAACTGCTAAAAAAATATAGCAAAGATGAAATCTTAAAAGCTACCTTTTGGGCAAGGAATGATGACTTCTGGAAACCAAACTTTTGCAGCCCATTGAAACTTGAAAAGAAAAACAAAGAGGATGTTACTTACATTGATGTTTTTTTGGCAAAAGCTGGTAGCTATAAAATGCCAACAACAGAACCAACGCCATCTGTACCTTACGAAGGATTTAACCCACTATCAATTGATTTGTCAAAACTTAAACCACTACGATGATTAACGAAATAGAAATCAGACACACGTTTGAACTCTTGAAACAGGATAACGAGGTTATCGAAGTCAGAGTGATAAAAGGCAAATACACTTCGAGCGGTTATTTTAAGAACATTGATAACCTACTCAAAGAGGTAAAACGATACGAGGCTGTTTCCAATGTTTATTTTGTTTTGAATGCTATTGATGAGGCTTGTTATTCACGTGAGCAATGTGAGCGACTTGTTGATAATGTTAAAAACAGCACTTCGGATAATGATATTATCAATCGTGATTGGTTATTGATTGATGTTGACCCTAAACGTGCAACTGGTGTATCAGCTTCAAACGACGAAAAGGCGAACTCAAAAGAAACGATTAATCGTGTTTATGGCTTTCTTCGTGATTTTGGATTTAGTGAGCCTATTGTGGCGGATAGTGGAAACGGCTTTCACTTGCTTTACAAAATCAATTGCGAGAATAACAACGAAAACAAAGAAACGCTGCAAAAAGTGTTACAGGTTTTGGATATGTACTTCTCAAATGAGATTTGCGAAATTGATAAAAGCGTGTTCAATGCTGCTCGTATTACGAAGCTATACGGAACTACTGCACGCAAAGGTAATAGCAGCGAACAACGACCACACCGAGAAAGTAAAATACTACGTGCGCCAAGCGTGATAAAAGAAACGCCACTCGTACTACTTCAAAAAGTAGCTTTATTATTGCCACAGCCTGAAAAGGCTACCTATGCAAACCAATATGGTCGTGAGCAATTTGATTTGAGGTCTTTTATTTCAAAAAATGGTATTCAGATAAAGAGTGAGCAGGCTTTTGGTAACGGAACTAAATTTATTCTTGACCACTGCTTATTCGACCCAAGCCATAAAGGAAAAGATGCAGCGATATTTCAGATGAGCAATGGTGCGATTGGTTACAAATGCTTACACAACTCGTGTTCACATTACAAGTGGCAAGATGTACGCAAAATGTTTGAGCCTAACGCCTACAATCGTGAATATGCACCGACAAATAGAGTTACCAAGCCGATAAAAGTAGAGCCACAACCTGAACAAACGGACAAAGGCGATAAGTTTTTGAATGTATCTGACATTAAGAACGTAGATAGAAGTCAAATAGTAACCATACCAAGCGGATTTTCAGAACTTGATAGGCGAATAATTGGATTTAACAAGGGCGAAATTACTTTATGGAGCGGTAAAAATGGTTCGGCAAAGTCAACAATTATCAATCAATTATCTTTGAATGCTGTTGAGCAAGGTTTTAAAGGCGTGATATTTTCAGGAGAACTTCCAGCGCATAAGATGAAAAACTGGTTACATTTGCAGGCTGCAGGACGGCAATTTACAACGCCCACGCAATACGAGAATGTTTTCTTTGTTAAAAATTCGGTAAGTGATAAGATAGATAAATGGCTAAAAAACAAATTATTTGTTTACAATAACGATTACGGCAATAACTTTGAGCAATTGATAGCCGACGTGGAGCAATTTGTAACCGAAAAAGGAATTGATTTTGTTGTATTGGATAATCTTATGGCAATTGACCTGCTGACACTCGAAGGCGACAAATACGAAAAGCAAACACGATTTATTAATCGACTTTGTTCGAGCGTTAAGAAGTACAACTACCATTTGCACATCGTGGCACACCCTCGCAAAAATATCGGTTTTTTACGCAAAGAGGATATTTCAGGAACAGCCGATTTAACGAATGCTGTTGATAATGTGATTATTTGCCACCGGAATAACAGAGACTACGAAAAGGCGGTTACGGAGTTTTACGGTAAGGAAATGGTTTTACAACTTACAGCAGCGAGCAATTATTTAGAAGTTTGCAAAAACCGTGATTTGGGTATCGTTGATGCGTTGGTCGGTTTATATTTTGAAGTTGAAAGTAAACGACTACTCAACGAGCGGCACGAGAATAAGGTTTATTCGTGGCAGGAGATAGAACAACAAACGGAGATAGAAGCCCCAACTTTTTACCACGAGCCGACCGATATTTATTTAGACGAAACAGAAGCACCATTTTAAAAACCAATCTAATACCTTTTAAGCCATTATTTTTTCAAAGTGGATAAAGATATCACAAAAGTAAAAATAATCGAACAGAGGGCAACGAAACAATAAAATAAACGATTAAAAACATCAGACAATCTATAAACGAAAAAATAAAAAGAGAATGGAAACAAATCAAACAAAAAAAGGAGAAAGTGAAAATGCCCTTTTAGCACCAAAAACAACCGAACAAGAAATTTTACTTCATCTAATCGAAAATGGCAAAGTATCAATATTCGATTTTCCGTATCTTTCAGGCTTTCGCACCCGCATATCTAATTTGAAGAAAAAAGGAGTTGAAATTGAGAGCAAGTTGATTAAAGGAGTAAATAAGTATGGAAACAACTATTTGTTTGCCATACATTCAATTATTGATAAAAATACAGCTGTAAGTACCTACGAAAATTTAACGCACTTAAATCGCAAATAAATGAGTAAATTAAGCTATACAAATAAAGCGCTACTTTTTGAGTTGGAAAATTACCTAAAACGTTTCGATGAGGTGCAAAAGGAAAAAACATTCAATAAAATCATGCCTACAAAAAGGTTGTTTCGCTGTGATTATCTTTTACCAAACCTGAAGATAATTGTTGAAGTGAACGGAGGGCAATGGACTAATGGAAGGCATAACAGAGGTGGCAAGGGCTACGAAAATGATTTAATGAAATTGAATATCGCCCAAAAAAATGGGTATAAAGTGTATCAATTTACCTATGAAATGCTTATGAGGATGGAGTATCGGGATTTTATTTACTAAATAGGATAGAGCAATTACAACAGCAAGGGTTCACAGCAGAATTTATTGATGACTATGCGGATTATTTAAGAATCATTAACATCTGCGTATTGAAATAATGCGTATCTTTGTAGTGTGAAAAATCAATAACGAATTAATTTAAAACATTATGGAAGAATTAAATAAATTTATAGGTAAAACAGTTACAAAAATAGAAGAAAGCTATAAATATGATGAAGGTGTGAAAATAACTTTTAATGATGGAAGCGTTTTAGAATGTTCGTGGAGCAGATGGGAGGGTGCTTATTATTATTATACCACATAACTGATACGTGTATGACCAGTGGCGGATAAATTAAAACTAAAATTATGGATAAGGACAAAGAAATTGAACAACTGAAAAAGATTATTAAAAAACAAGATGAGCAATTACGCTTACACAGTGTTAGCAATAGTATTGCGATTGAATATGCTGAGTTTTGTGTTAGATGTGACCGTGAAAAATTGCCATTACTTTGTTTAGAGGACTATATTAAGCAATATTGTTTCTAACACGCTTGTATGTGTATAAAACGTATTTAATATGATTTTAGCATTTATAAATTTAAATAATAAAAATTAAACTATGAATTTACAAAAAATATATAAAATTCTAAAAACGAGCGAAGAAGAAATAAAAAGCTCAAAAAGAAATAAAGAAATAGCTTTTAATAGACATTTAATTTGCTATTTTTTATATAATAATGGAATAAAAAGAAATTTAATAACTAAAATAGTGAATAGAGATAGGGTTACAGTGCTCCATTCAATAAAAGTCATTGAAACTTTTTTATCTATAAATGACAAAGAAACGATTGATAAATTGAATAAACTACTTTAACAAATGAGAAGTTACAAAAACGAATTAGAAGCAATTGCAAATGACTTGCTAACACAAAATGCAGAAGCAAAGGGTAATGAAAATAAACCGAATTATTCCAACCGTGATTTCATGAATGCGGTTATAATTTTCCAAACGGCATTGATGGATAAAATGTACGACAATCAAAATGGTATGTCACTTGATGAAAGACTGGAAATGGCAGAACGTTGTGGACTTGATTTAAGAAACTTTATACACACTTATACAGGTTTAGATATTCACAAGTTTGAGGAATTTCTTTAAATACACAACTTTATATAACTTAATTTATTGATGACTATGCGGACTATTTAAGAATCATTAACATCTGCGTATTGGAATAATGCGTATCTTTGTAGAGCATTAATTAAGATACAAATAAAACTTAATAAGATGAACGAAAGCAAAAATACAGTACAAACCGCAACTGACGTATA